ATCGCTCAAAAACAAGCAGATACTCTTGCTGACGTATTCTCCACACGGGCTAAGACTGAGGGTGCTTTAGCACTCGGTGCTCAGCAACTTGAGAGTGGCTTGAAGCTTAAGCAAGCTGAAACAATCAGCGATCTGGCTCGTCTTAAGGGACAAACTAAGAGTCAGTTAGCTATAAAGCAGTTTGGAGCTAATCAAGCTCTGGCTGGTACTCGTTATTTTGCATGATCAAATCAACTATTGGAGATTCGACCACGGTAGCCTCGTGGTTGAATTCCCTTGATAAATCTCAACGCGACTCGTTTACTTACTACGCAAAAAATAGCACTAGCGATATAGAAGCTTTTCTGTACGCTAGGTTCTTAAAGCCTGGTTACGTAGGCTCCATCTCAGATATCACCGCGTGGGTACAGGAGAAATACCCCAAGAGTGATTTACGGAAGGATCTGTTGATTGAGATTGATGCTCTTAAAACAGATTTGAGCAACGTCCGTCAGATGACTCTGACCGGCATGCTGGATCACGCCACTGCTGCCACAAAAATTGCAGTGTTGCAAAAAGAACTCCGTAGTCACATTCAGGCTGTTCGTCAGTTGACCGATGGTCTTGATCGCCGCGGCCTTCTGCTCGCAGGTGCTGATCGCTGCTTACGTGAATTGATTAATAGTTTTGAGGATCAGCCCACGATGAGTTCTCTTCTTGAGGATGCTTCCATTGTGGTTTGGAGCACGATGGAGCGAGAAGAGAAGAGCTGATCCTCTTAGCTATCAGACTCCGTCCATCAGGCTAAGAATATTAACTACTGGGGTCCTGAAGATACCCATAAACGAATCATTGATGCCCAAAGACATAACGAGCTCGTCGTCTTCCACGTAAAAACCGAACGGTAAAACACAGGCCGGTTGGTTGGAAATATCGTTTCCTACTGGATCAGTCCAGGTAATTAGATCGTCTTTTGTGGACCCCACGAAAAGGGGTTCTTTCAGCATCCGTGTAACTTTTGTCTGTTTTTCGTCGAGTGTGTAAGCACTCAACATATACAAAAGATACGGTCTTTTATCTAGCTCGTAAGCCATATGCTTCCAGTGATAAAAGACTAGCCACTCGTCACCGATTCGAACTGGCGCTGTTGAGTTAAAAGTCGGGTGATCGCCAGTCACCTCTTTTAAGCAAGAGGAGTCGATAACTTTGTCATTCTTTCCTGGTGACTTAATGACGATAGGCGCTGTGGAGTACAGAAGATTTATATCTTCTCCATCTGAGTAGAAGCACCAATTTTTCTCAGAACCACCGTCTTCGTGGTTTAGCCCTAATCGAGGATAGAAGCAATTTACCAGAGCACCATACTCATCGATTTCACCCAGGCAAATTTTCGGGGTTTTAATCATCTTGTGAGACGTAGAATCCCACTTGGTTGCGTATGTGCTCGTGACAAATTGACATTGAAGTCTGTCATCTGGGCTAATGAAGATTCGAGCATCTTCGTAGCTCAGCCTGTGTCGCTTGTTTCTTAGCTTCCTACTTGCGACGATTGTTGAGTCGTCTAGCAGCTCACCAATGTAGATATCGGTAGGGGTGTTGTTGTAGTAAAAATATTTCATGTCGTGCCGGAACACAAAAGGCTCTGGCTGAGACCGCCACGAAATAAGTGTCGAGCCCCGGTGCTTAATTACACAGGGGCTGAAATTAGCGACGTTTGTTTCGGGCAAACCGTTGGTTATTCGTACGAAGGTTCCCCCGAGCTGACGCGCCTGTTCATATACAGACGGGAACCCTTTGTTGCTGGGGAGAATTACCGGGAACACAGCCCGACTGTGGTAAGTCCTGTATCGATGAAATTGAAGACTCACTTGACCAGTTCCTCCATAGCTTTTTCGAATCCTTCAGCGACTTTGTCCCAGCGATAGGACGAAGTTTTTGTTACTTCGTAGCAGTCCGAAGCAACCTGTTCGCGTAGCTCTTTATCCTCGTACAAACTGTTTAGGTGCTTAACCATGCTTTCTACACTTACAATTCCCCTTTCTACTCCAAGATCTTTGTCGTAGATCCACGCTGCGACATCAGCTAACAAAGCTTTCTGTTTCCAGATGTCTGAGAACGATGTGTGGTTTGGCAGTACCTGAGGCTTTTTGCAGGCAGCGTGTTCGAAAGGAACTAAGCCCCACCCCTCACCGTTAGCTGTGTTAATACCTGCGTCACATGCGTTATAAATAATGTTGAGCAAGGAATCAGGTGGCGCGTTTATATAATCAATATTCGTCGTTGTCATAATCAAACGCCCATCTGACTTAAGGTTCCTTCGTTTCATTTCTGACTCGAAGATCGCGCGAACATCCCACCCGAGATCCTTCTCGCTCATGTGCAGGTAGAGCGAAGCATCGTCTTTGCCGACTGCGAACTCGGCAAATACTTTGATCGTCAAGTCGATCTGTTTCCTGGGTTGATTTCTGTTTGCGTTCAGGATGATGAATTTATCTGTAGGCAGCCCTAGCTGTGAACGAGCTTCGTTCTGGTCGATGGGATAGAACTTAGAGACATCGATACCGTGGGGAATAACACCAAGCATCTTCGGCGTTACGCCGTGTTTCATCACACGCTGGGCTTGTTCGATGCTGAACGTAATAGCAAAGTCCCAGTCTTTGATAAACCGCATATGACTCTCTACATACCACTCAGAGTCAATAGGGAAGTATGCGATAAATTTAAATTTTAAGTTGTCTTTAAGTAAGTGTATGCGCTCCCATACCTGGTTGACGACCCAGATATCGTTGAGGCAAATGATGAAGTCAGGTTTTTCTTTCTCGACTATCTGAGGAAGTCGACCGATGCCGAAGCGGTCGTTTGGGTTGACAGCTGCTGCTGGATAAATCTTGTATGGAAGATCATGAGGATCGCCAGCGTAGTTAATCCCAACACAAACTATCTCATGTTTTTTCACCAAGTGCTCTAGGACGCTGTGTGTTACACGAGCAAATCCTGTGTTTGAGAGGATGTCTCCGTACCAGAGAATCTTCGCCATTTAACGGTAGAATCTTGCTAACAGTATACAGACAGTCTTCGATTTAAATGCCTAGCCGTGAAACTTTTGCTTATCGTCGTGCGCTAAAGCTCAAAGCAGCCAAAGCTGCCGATAGTGATGCGCCTGAGTTAGATACTATATTTACTAGAGCATCAAATGACTTCCATACGTTCTGTACGATTATGGATAAGGCTCCAGCAAAACACATGCTGGAGTGGCATAAACACTTGATCACTGGCGAGAGCAACCGGTATCTCATTGATATTGCGGGACCGAACCTGGATATTCTGGCGCCACGTGGTAGCGCTAAGTCCACTGTACTTAACCTATTTACTGCCTGGATTATTGGGAGGCACACAACTGCTGGTCTACCTCTTCAGATTATTTATTGCTCGTACAACATCGCCACGGCTATCCCTAAGAGTCGAATTATTAAGCAGATTATCGATTCGGCAACTTTTAAAAAGATCTTTCCAAAGGTCCAGCTCCGAGCCGGTATGCAGTCCGATATCGGCTGGTCTATTGACTTTGACTACGCCGGCATCAGCCGTGTGGGCGATGAGGAATTCACACTTCGTGCTGCAGGCTTGAGAGGCTCTATCACCTCAAAACGTGCGCACCTTGTTATTGTAGACGACCCTATTAAATCCAGTACAGATATTAAGAACCCTGCTATTAGGGATGAGATGAATAATAACTGGAGTTCTGTTATTGCTCCGATTATCTTCGAAGGTGGTCGCTCCATTTGCCTGGGTACTCGATTTCACCCGCTTGATATCCATAAAACTATGTTCATCCCTGATAAAGGATGGAAACAGGTAACACAAGAAGCACTTACATATGGTGATGAAGGCGAACCTGAAAGCTACTGGCCCGAGCAGTGGAGTGTTGACTATCTGTTAGGTCAGAAGGAACTGGATCCTGTTGCTTTTGCTTTCCAGTACCAGCAACAGCCCGTGATGACTTCTGATCTTGTTCTGTCACCTGACCTATTAGTCAAAGGAGATGTTGTCACCGAGTTTGATTCCCTCGCTGTTGGAATTGATTTATCGGCTAGCAAAAACGAAACGTCAGACTACACAGCGTTTGTTTTAGGCGGTAGGTTAAAAGATAAATACTATATTATTGATGCGCACCAGGTGCGCTCCATAGGCAACCTTGAGAAGATCGATCTTCTTTGCAAGATGCTGGTCGAGTGGGGAATTCTTCAAGAGAATTCGAGTGGAGAGTTTTTCCCTACTTACTCCACATGTACGCTCGTTGTTGAATCTGTTGCTTACCAGGCATCTCTTTCTGCCGATTTGCGTCGTGTGCTTCTGAACGAAAGAGGCTTAGGAAATATTCACATCCACGAGGTCAAAGGCTTCCGTGGAGACAAGATCGCCCGGTTTAGGGGAACGCTGGGTCTCTTAGAGAATAAGAAGGTTATTTTCAATCGGTACCGAAAATTTGATGTGCTATTCGATCAGCTCGTTAATATAGGTGCTACATCTCACGATGACCTTTTAGACGCGTACACTCACTTGATATGCTTCCTTCAACGCCGTGGCAACTTTCAAATGGAGTACTGATGTCCAAAAGATTTTTTATCTGCATCACTGCTCACGATCCGCTGAGTCGCTTTGACTCATTACTAAAAGTGTTGCGGAGTTATGAAGATATTCCTGGGTACGCAGAAGTGTACATATTCATAGACAAAGAGCATGAAAAAGACAGCAAAGACTTAGACGAGCTTCTGTTTAATAATCTTCCTCATACTGTTTACTCTATTGAGGTAGCTCCTGCTGAGTATGAAGGATTCTATTTAACTTGGAGCCATAAGAGTTTATTAAAGTCTGCAGTACTAACTAAGTCTTTTGACTACTACATATATAGTGAAAATGATATGTTGTTTTCACCGGATAACTTTAATTACTGGGTTACTTATAAAGATTTTTTGAAGTCATTAAATCTTGAGCCTGGGTTTTGTCGCTTTGAAAGATTTGAAAATAAGTTAATACCTTTTGATAACTATAAGCAGTGGGCTCTTAACGGTTCCACGCCGTCTGTCTGGGGTGATGTTCCGTACAGAGTTCAAACTCATTTAACTCCTTATTTGGACTTTGTTGGGTTTGCTTCGCTAGGTAACCCGTACATGGGAATGATGATCTTGGATCAGGAAATGGCAGATCAGTACATAAACTCCGAAAGCTTCGATCCTGTAAAAAGTTTTGCTAAGACGAAAATTAGGTGTTGGCCCATCGCTGACCGGAGTTCTATGGGTCTTGCTTTTGAGGGGCTTCGAGCTGAGCAGGAGCATCGGCGTGTTGTGCCGATCATCAGAAGGGATGGCAAGATATCTATAGATCCTTGCGCTCTTATAGAGCATCTGGATACTAAGTACAGTAAAAGTCTTTTACAGGAACACGGGTCTCTGCTAGAAACGAACGATCTGTTTTTAACCTAGCCGTGGATATAAACGACGCGTTCATGTTTGATCAAATCGATTCTCTAGGGGATCCTCAGTCAGATAATGTTAATCATCCTTCTCATTACAATAAAGGAGGCATAGAGACGATAGATTATATTGAGTCTTCCTTGTCAAACGAAGAAATTAGAGGTGCTTACAAGATGAACGTATTAAAATACGTATCTAGGGAAGCTCATAAAAACGGATTAGAGGATTTGAAGAAAGCTCGCTGGTATTTGGATCGCCTTATTCGCTACTTGGAAAACGACAGCGTGGCGAGTTAAGATAAACGAAACAGTCTCTCTATATGGATATCCGCGCGTTTGGCTCTGTTTACGGGCAGACAAGTTCACT